CTGGATCAATCTTAATCCTCGTATCAAGAAAGTACTCTTTATTTGTAATAAAGAACTACAAAATTCCATCATGTGCATATAACTCAAGAGTATCTGTCAAAGAAGATAAATCTGTTGTTTCAACTGCTGGAAGGATAATCTGTGAAAGATTTTTCAAATCGTCAATCTTAATAATCATAATTAGTCATCCTTTAAAATAAATTAATTTTTTCAACAATTACTTGTTTTACTTTTGGTTCATACATTTTCAAATATTCGGTCATTCCTTCCACTCGTGGAAGTGTTATAGTATTTATTACCGTATTTGTTTTCTTATATCTATATTTTATATTATTTTCAAAAATAAATCTATCTAATTCTGCAAAATTTACTGGTGGATAATCATACTTTCCAGAATCTTGAGCCCACTGTGTAGACCCTTTTGAATTAGGTTTTGTTAAACAGATACCGGGAGCCACATAACACGCTTTAAACTATCTTAGTAATCTTGCAAAATAAACATCCTCTGCTAAACCTTTTAGTGTATCACATCGTGTATCTATATATAGCTCTTCGTCATAATATTTCTTAAAATTTTTTATAATCAATCCATGCATCCAATTATAACTTCTATTATTTTTTGCAGGGATTAAAGTAACAGTTGTTAAATAATTCTACTATGACTTAATGTTCATCCTGTCTTGAGATATCCACATACCAAGTGTAGAAAATATTGCATCACAATTATTTAACTTTTCATTTTTTATAGCATCTATGATGGTTAATAAATCATTTATTGAAGACTTACTAACTGCTGAATTTGCATCAATCCAGAATGCATAATCGGCATCACTATTATAAAAATATTTTAGTAATTCGTTCCTTGATCTTACCCAACCAAGTTTATTAGGCGAATTAACTATGTATGTAAATCTTGAATCATAATCAGATTCAAGAAATTCTTGGGCACATACTACATAATCATCAAATGGAAAAGTTTGTCTGTTAAAGGACATCTTTTTATGATTAATCTTACGTGTATTATCCAACATTAAACAAGGAGATAATGCAATTATCTTATTCATTAATCATTCCATCCTGGATATTTTATAAATTTATATGCTCCAGTTAATTCACCATCTATTGAAAGAATCTGTCCAGTCATTACAGTATTAACCACTGCAAGAAAATAAATCCACTCTGCAATTTCTTCAACAGTAGCTAATCTCTTAAGAACACTTAAGGATGCAATATCATCCATTAATCCATCTGCTGCATAAAGTTCTGGCTCAAGACTAGTTCCTTCAATTCCATGTTCAGGATCAGCTGCTACAATACCATCTAAATTTAATGAATTAACAATAACATGACGTTCATCATTACCATAATTATTAGCAGCCCATTTTGTTAGTGCATCTCTTGCTCCTTGAGATGCACAATATCTAATATTATCGTATCCTTTAATACTAGCAGTACTACCAATCTGAACAATGCTCTTTAAATGTTTATTCATACCATACTTTTCTAAAATATTAATATAACCAAATAAATTTACATCTACAGCATCTTTCTGAGGAGTTACAATACCTGCATTATTTACAATATAATCAATAGGTCCAACATCAGGTAGATTGTCTTTATCTCTTACATCAACTTGATAATGGATATATCTTAAATTATGAATTGTTGCAGGTTGATTATCAATACCAAGAACCATAAAATTGTCTTCTTTTAAAAATCTTTTTGCTGCTGCTTTTCCTACACCATTACTTGTACCTGTTATTAGAACTCTTTTTATCATTACCACAACTCCTACCTTGTAATAGTGTTCTTTGTATTTAATTTAGATACCCAATCAAGAGTATCAAGAATATTAAATTTGGCTCTTGCATAAGGATCAGTTTTCAACTCTTCAAGAGTAAATCCTCTACTCTTGATAATATCCTCTACAGAATCTTTATAAGCTGTATTTCTCTCAGAATAATGATGTCCATTTAGCTTCTGTTCTTGAATCTCACTTACATAAATAGTTTTATCATTAATGCTAATCATTCCATAAGCAGCTCTCTTAACCCAACTAGTAGCATCAGTAGATGTTACATCAATATAATCTAGTACAGATTTAACACCGACACCAAAAGCATGAGTCTTAACATTCGGATTACTACTTTCATTAATCATCTTTCTACATGCATTTGCCCAATTAATTCTTACTTTTGTAGTTCCTTCAAGAGAAATAGCTAATCCAATATAATCAAGATGAGTACCGTCTGCATGAGTGTACTCAAGCATATTCTTTAACCACTTAAAGTCTTCTCCGAAGTGAAATACAGGAATAAGTTTATGTCTAATTTCTGGCTTCAATCTATCGTACATATAAAGATAATTTTCCCAAGTTTTTCTAGCATAATCAGGATTTACATTATCAGGATCAGGAACACTATCAACACCAACAAATACTTCAAGGTCTTGACCATACTCATTCAAAAATTTTAGATAATCATCAGTATACTCATACATTTCCTAATCTGTTAGGATGTGTCCTTTTTTCTTTGACTGTTGATAAAAACTAAACGCGCCACTATCAACCATAATACGTGCAGTATATTCAGGATGATCCTTCTTATAGTTAATTGTATCAATAATCAATCGTTTTTCAAGATAAACAGAAAACAGCTAATCTGTATTTAGAGATCTTTTCAGTTCCTAATTATATGCACCAGAAAAATAATAAATCATTTATATTCACCTCTATACTTTGTTACTTATATTATAATATATCTTGTTACTCAAATCAACTAATTTTACTATGCTTATATAAATAAAATCCATTAATAAGAATCATACATGAATCTAATATAACAAGACTTATTGAATGGATTTTAAAACCATAGTATACATATATCAAACTTCCTATTATATTCAATCCTCTTAATAATACTATTCCTTTATTATTAGTTGTATTAGCACAAGCTGAGATTAAAATTATAATTGAAGCTATGATTCCAACTATTTCAATATTCATGTAAATAATTTGTTAATCTTTCTGCAAATTCTTTATATCCTTTATCATTAGGATGAATATTATCAACATCAAGATTATCATATAAAGCCTTATCCATAGTAATTAGATTAAAATTCTAATCAATGAAGGAGTAAATACAGCTATATGCATCATCCAAATGTAACAAGTGACAACTAATTCCTTGCAGAAGATATTCAGTATTTAGATATGTAGTATATTTAAATAAGTAATCAGTAAATTGAATACTACTAGGATTTACAGCTAATATAAATAACAATTTTGCCGAGGAAATTTGTTTAATATAATCAACAGCTCTATTAATAGATATGTAGACCTTTAATAGGTCTACATATCCTAAACTAACAGCTGCTGCATCATTAACTCCGAATTCAATGACAATTAGATCTGCTTTGTATAAGATATCTTCATTCTTATCAATCATAGTGTATAAATTTGATTCTACAGGATAAATACTATAATTACCAAAACAAGATCCACTAACACCAAGAATTGTTACATTGTAATCTTTATTCATTTCCTAAAAATAATGTGCATAACTTTTACAACCATTATTTTCACCACTTGTCATTGAATCTCCAATGAATACAACATTCATAAATTATGCTAATTCCTCCCGATGAAGATTTATGTATTCAATACCTACATTATCTTTTTTCCAAGATTTAGAAAGTTTATATCCAATAGGAGAAAAGATAATTTCCATAATCAGCTCAAGAACTGCACCAATTAGTGCAGAACCAATACACTGAGTAAATGTCAAACCAAATCCCCAATAGATAGGTGCAAAAATAATGAATACAATTGTTGCAAAAATCAAATTATCAATAAACTGACCAATAAATGTAGAAATATAAGCTCTTGTGTAATAAGCTAATCTACCATCAGGATTCTTTATAAATAATCTACCAATCGCCTAATTACTAAAATTATTTATAATTCCTGAAACAAGAAATGCTACAGAACTACCAACTAATACAAACCATGTACAACCAAAAGTAGAATCAAATGCACTATAATCAACATGTTCTACACCAGACTCAACTTGAATAGCTGAAACAATAGCAAAAATTGCCACAAAGAATAAATTAACTAATAATGCAACAATATTTAACTTTGTTGCTGCTCTTGCTCCATATCTTTTTGTAATTGTGTCCATACAAAGAAATGGAATCCAAGCCAACAAGATACCACCATCGGCGGCAACATGAGGCAAATTAACAATAACTTTATTTGCCATCAAATTCATTACTACTACGCTCATACAGAAAAACATAGTAATAATTCCTGGAATACTTCTCAATAAAAGTCGATAATCCTTCAACATTTCTTTAATTTTACTCATAATTTATAATACTCCTTTTTTGTTTATGCAGGATGGAGAACCATACTGCTTCTTTAATTATTTAAAATATTTCTTAACTGTTCTTCAGTTAATTCTTGGTGTTCTTTAAATATAATATCAAATGCACTTTCTTTATCTTTTTCTTTTAATAATTTCTAATATTCATTATTTAGTGCATCTGAATAATCTGTTTCATACCATCTTGTTTCAATTGTTGCATCACATTTAAATGGAATTGAAACAACAGGTTTTGCTGATTCTTTCATTACAGTTGTGAGTATTTCTGCAACCTTATCAGCATTTTCTTTTGGACATTCTCCAATTAATTCATCATGTACTTGAAGAAGAATTTTAAATCCAAGATCTCGTAATTCTTTATTATCAAAGACTTTTCTCATAGCAAGTTTTGACATGGATGCTGCCCCTCCCTGTACCCTTGCATTTACACATTGTCTTTGAGCTTTACTTATATAACCTCCATTATCAGTTATATATACATGATTTTTTTCTGCTTCTTCTTTAATTGATGTGTAATCTTTTCTTGATCTTACCGACTCTAATTTCTTCTTATATTCTTCTACAAGTTTTGAATTTTCTGAGGAATACTTACCATTTGAATATAAAAGAGGGTTAAAATTTGAAGAATCATTTGCTGTCTTTATTGTGTACTTTGGAAGTTGAATATCAGGTAATCTTCGTCTACGACCCCACAAATCTTCAACATAACCATTAACTTTAGCATCTGCTTCTGTTTTATCTACCCACTCTTTTACTTTTGGAAATCCAATATAGAAATCATCTACAATCTTTTGGGCATCTTCAATACTAGAACCAATCTAATCTGCAATTGATGCAGCTCCTCTTCCATACATTATACCAAGAAGTAAACTCTTACAATTACTTCTCCTTTTCTTACCTTCTGGATTTGGAGTTCCATCTTCTCGATGTTCCATATTATCCCAATAATCATTCTTATATACTCCAGATGCAATAGTTGCATATAAATCTTTTCCTTGCATATAAGCATCTGTCATATTCTTATCCTAACTATATTGACACAAAAGTCTAGGTTCCTATTGTGACTCAAGAAAAGTCCGCACCAACCATAATATTTTTCTTTCTTGCACGAACTTTCATCTTAATCACCTTCTTCCTAGTATATAACAGTAATTATATTACCGTTTCTAATTAAATCAACTATTCTGATAATATTTTTATCTAATTGATAATTATTATTAATTTTTAAGTCTGATGCAAGAATCCAACCCTCACTAGTTTCAATTTCATCCTCTGCATTGATTTCAAATCTGTCTGTTGATGTTTCAATTTCATAATCAGTATAACCTGCTGTAAACATCAACCGAATTTCCTTTGTATGTGACGGGATATTTTGGAGGTTGGGGTCACTTGAACTAAATCTTCCTGTACCAGCTCCTACTTGATTAAACTTTGCATGAAGTCTACCATCTTTATCACTAACACATTCAGGTAACTTATCTATATATGTTCCTAATAGTTTTTCTAATCCTCTTTTCTCTAAAATTAGATTACATAAAGGAAGATTAATTTTTTGTAGAATATCTTCTCCAGTTCCTCTTGGACTTTTTTTATCAATTACTCCAATTTTTAATACGTCATATAACAATATAGCTAATTGAGTTGGACTGGTTATCTGGATAGGACTTTGTAATTGTTCACTTTTTGATTTCTATAAAGTATATTCCCCTTTGATATTAGGTTTTTTAGATAGTGGTTTAAAATTAGCTTCTTCAGTTAATCGCCATTTTGCTATCTAATCATCATACTTTTTTAATTCAATGTCAATCTATTTATCAACATTATCTACAATATCATGATATTTCTTACTTAATCTTTGAGCATATTCTGAATCAATACAGATACCAGTCAATTCCATTTCTGCTGCTACTTGAACAACAGGCATCTCCACATTCAATAACAAACTTAACAACTTACTATTATCTGGAAGCATATATTGTTTTAATTGCCATTCATATAAATCATAAGTCATTTTAGAATCTGTTGCTGCGTATAATGCAAATAATTCCGGACTAAAAATTGCATAAGGTAGTCCTTCAAACAAATGTTCAATATCATATTTTTCTTGACTTGAATCTATTTTATCTACATACTGTTCTTTTAATGAAGCTCTTAATTCATTTTCATCCAAAATTTTTGCTGCTATCATTGTATCCCAATATGGAACTAATTCAACACCGCAGGTACATTTAATAACTTGATAATCAAATTTACCATTATGCATAATAACTTTTACATTAGCTGAAATTAAACGTAAAAGTTGCTCCTTAATCTATTCTTCTGTTATTTGATTATCCAGCAGATTTCCTTCTTTATCTACATGATTTACCGGAATATATGCTTGTTTCATTAATGGAGTATAAATACATAATCCCATTAACTTACAAGTTAGTGGATCAAGACTGTTATTAGTTTCTGTATCGACTGCTATATACCCATTCTTAATTGAAATATCTATATAATTTTTAAATGTTTCTAAATCTCTAATTACTAAAGTATTATCTTTATATTTACCTAATATTCTATAAACTTCGTCCTGAATGGACGGAATAAAAGAATACGGATCTACTTCTTTATCTTTTTTTGTCTATTTTGTTGTTTTTGTTTTTACTGTAGTTTCCGATACTACTTTTTTTGGTTTACTAATCTTTTCAAGAATTTTAGTTTTATTTTCTTTAGGCTGTATTTCAAAATCAGTTCCCCATAAAGACATATAAACTCCTATTAATAAGCATGGATAATTGTATCCATGCTTATTACCTTAACTATAAATTAATAAAAACGCTGAGGTCTAGAAACAGTAGACACTGTATTTGGACTCTGCCAAGGTGCAGTATTTGCATTACTTGCAGGAGCTTCACTAGTATTGGATTCAGCATTATCTTCAAAAGAACCATTAAGAAGATAATACTTCATCTCATCTGCAGTCTTGGCCGCTATAATATTACCAACTACAGAATATTCATCGAACGCACTAATGTCCTTTGGATAAAACTCTTCCTTGTAAACATTGGGATTACCAAACATAATACTATAAGTAGTATGCATATCTCCCTTTGCACCATTTCTACGAATCTTGAATACACAATCACTAAGAGGACCATATTCATCCATTAGATTTTTGATGGTAGTAGCATACTGAGTACTCCGCTCCCAAATTCTAGGCAGTACTACAATATTACCGCTTTCATCCTTCTGATACTCAAGAAGATGAATATAAAATCTCTGACTAGTCTTCATACCCGCATTACAAAACGGACATTTATCAAGAGGATCTCTAAGAGTACGAAGACAATCAATCTTCCTGCGCTTATCTCCAACCTGAATATCATGAACGGTCACGATATCAAAACTATCAGTGGAATCATGAAGAATCCTAACAATTGCTTCGTCACCATCATCTGCAAGAGAAAAAAATCCAATACCACTACTATTACTATTTACATTAGACTGTGCTTCTTCAAAAGAAATCTTTGCCATATTTATACCTCCAAATTTTTATTCATCTATAATTATAATAGAATTACTCTTCAGAATCAACTAATTCATCAGTTTCTTCTGTAATTTCTGAATCATCAAATTCAACTTCACCACTAGGATCAGTAAACTCAATGCCATCTTCATCTTCAAACTTCATACAAGACCATACAATCTTTTCCTGCTTAACTGCATCATCGGTACTCCAATAATTATTAATGGTCTTATTCTCCGTAATGAAAATATCTGTATAATCAAAACTTTCTGCAACACAAATTGCATAACCAATTGCAATTGACTTATCATTAAACCCTGATGCAAACCTACAATCGTCATTCAACTCAATTGCTTCATCCGGAGTACTCTTAACTGCATAAATGCTATACTCAACGGTTTCTTCATTTAAAACTTTAATACTCATAAATACTTATCCTCCAATTTTTTAAATTCCTCTAGTGTTAAATCATTTATATCTTTTCCTTCTGGTAACTTAATATAATCTACTAATATATCATCATAAATATTATTAATAAATCTACCGCTACCTTTAAAACCAGCTTCATCACCATCTAAACATAGAATAAAATGACGAATACCAGATTTATTCAATTCATCATACTATGTTTTAGTTCCAGTACCAAATAAAGCAATAGCTGGTCTATTCCAACCATATAAAGTTAACGCATTTATCTAACTTTCTACTACATAAACTTTGCTATAATGATTCTTTATAGCATTATTAAGTAAATAAATAGGTTTCTAAATATTGTCCGGAATTATAAATCTCTTGGTATCTATGCTCCGTTCAAATATTCCTACTAATTTATTATTACTTGACCATACCGGAAAAGTAATACTTCTGGTACGTGGATTAAAACCTACCTTGAATTTTCTTATAACATCTAAATTCAGATGTCTGTTTTCAATAAGATAATTCAAGGCTTCTTCATTATTATATTCAAAAGATTCTAGAATGCTATCATCAATATAATTAAAAGATTTCTTCTCTTCTAATTCAGGTAATAGAATATCCTTCTTACTTAATAATGAACCAAATCTTTGAATTAACCATTCTTTTCCTAATTCATCATCATTTAAATTTAAACAATAACTAACTACGGAATATAACTATGCTTTCATTCCACAAGTAAAACAATGTAATGTTCCAGCAGTTATATTATCATTATCAGTTTTCTGATAAATAGAACAAGAAGGATGTAATTCATGCCCAGCTTTATGATATGGACATTGTACTCTTAAATATTCTCCTTTATCTTGAATATCTTTAAAGTACTAATTACTTGATTCATATCTAATCTATTTAATTATGTTAATTATAGGTTCTAGAATAATCTTATTTCCAAAAATTATATTCATGACATACAAAGAATAAACTTCTTACAAAAATCTAGGCGATCCAGAATAATAAAATAATGTTGATCATTATATACTACACTACATGTTTTAATATCCTTTACTGTAAAATCCTGCATGATTTCATCAAATTTCTTACCACGATATTTTTCTGTTAGTATATTTGCTTCATTAATCATTTTTGAATCTCCTTTATTTTTATTTATATTATTTACTTACATCTATATTATAATTAATATCAACTAAGAAATCAACTATTAGAACACATCTTGTTCATATTCATTTCTTAATTCTTCCGTTCCTTCTCCATTTAAGGCATTATTCTCTTCAGGAATGTATTCAAAAATTCCTTTATCTAAATCAATAGCATATCTGATTTTTTTATTTGTTTCTGAATCTCTTGATTTAACTATATTAACTGTTAATACATCATCCTTCTGTTCAAGAAATAACAATAGAGTACTATCCTGAGAAATTCTATCTGTTTGTGCTACCTGACTGGTAGATAGTCCACCTTCTGTTGATGTTCTATTTTGCTGAGACACTGCAATGATTGGAATTTTCTTTAATACTTGTAAATTTTTTAAATCCTTTGATATATTTGATGCTCGATCTACCGGATTTCTTGCTTTTCTATCATCTTCCAATAATGAATGCTGATCTACAAACAATATATCAAGATTTTCTTTTTCAATAAATGCTCTTAATGCATTTACACCAGCAGGTCCATCAATCATAGCTGGAGTTAATACTTTAAAACATCCTTCATAACTTTCCGGCAGCTTATCAATATATGCTTTATATTCATTTGCTATATCGCTAATACCTTTGGTTATACTATAATTTGAAATATGAGAAACGAGTGTATCAAATCTATATCCAACTTTTCTTTCACTCATTTCACCGGAATATAATCCTACTCTAAGATTTTGTTGTAGTGCTGCTACCGCACATTTCAATAGACACCAAGTTTTACCTACACCAGGTCTTGCAACTATTGTAGCTAATTCTTCTTGTCTATCCCAACCACCAATTACTTTATCTAATTCATTAAATCCACTTTTAATATAATACTTGGTAAATTCACTACATCTATCTACATAATCATTATATCTTGAAATATCTTTAGTTATATCAACTGTGTTTATATGCTTTGCTTTTATAGCTGTTTGCGATCTTAGAGCTAAAAGATTCATCGCTTCTTCAGTCTTATCTTCGCTAAGTAACTTTCTAATATCATTAAATGTCTTAGCTAAAAATCTCTTATCTCTATCTTCAAATAAAGCATCAATTAAATAATCTCTGGATTCATTTACTTCAATAATATCAAATTCCGGAAACTTAGAAAGAAAAGTAACTTTGTCCGGAATTGTTCCATATTCATTAAGATGATTTACAATAAAATTATATTCATCTTTATAATCACAAAATAAATCTTCATTAAGATTATTTATAAGAAGTAATGAACTATCTTTAGATTCCAGAAGGGCATTAAGAAATTGTAACTGAATCATTTAATTAACCCCCTTTTATCTTGACCAACAAACTCAATAACTTCTGATAGATTTATAATTCTACTATAAAGTCTATCTCCTAAACTTTCATTTAATTCTTTACCAAAAAGATTACTTGTATAAATATTACTTTTACCACTATTTAATCTATAATCAATAATACTTAAAAGATTTTCCATTTCATATGTAGTAGCAGTTTTAATAGCTATATCATCCCATACTACTAAATCAACTGTTTGAATATTTTCTTTAATATGATTAATATAATCATCCTGCTGTGATATACTGTTCTTTAATGCAATTAAAAATCTTGGAACATTTATAAATAATGCTCTACATTTCAAATCAGATTTATGCCATATACTTTCAAGATATGATTGAAGTAATCGTATGGACCAACAAGTTTTTCCATTACCACATATATGAGAATATAGATATAAATTATTACCCGAA